CAGCTACGAAAGCATCAACTGTAACTGTGCCATCAAAAAAGGCATCTTTAAATTCTAATGAGCTTGTACCTAAATCTATATCATTATCTGTTACTGGTACAATTGCTCCGTCTTGTATTCTAATCTGTTCGACTGCTGCCGAAGAGACTTCTACATAAAATCCCCATCTATTGTTTGTGCTATCTACGACAATTTTGTTTAAAAAGTCTAAGTCACCTATTTGTGGTATATTACCACCTTGCCCTGCTGTTCCATCGTGTCTGTGACCAGTTGAACTTGCACTACTTGAACTGTATGCAAATGCATTAACTAACTGATTATATTCATCATTAAATAACGCAGCAGTTATAGTATCTCCATCTGCGAACGAACTTTGTCGTGTGTAAGTTTGTGCCATTTATTATCTCCTACCTGAAGGTATGTAATCTACGTAAAAACCATTTATTGTATACGGTGGTTTTGTATCATCACTTATAATCGTAAAATTATTACTTGTTCCACTACCTTGCAATGGAACTCTTATTAAAGGGTTATCACCACCACCAAACACATTTGTATTAAATAATGCATCTCCAAATTTAGATGGAGGATTTATAACTCCTAGATCAAATAATTCGGGTGGTTGAGGAATATCAGTATTACCATAATCAAATCTAACTTGAATATTTGGTTCTGTAATTCCTTCAGAACTTGCGGATACTCTTACATAATGTAAAGTTTTTAATGTGCCTAAATCTCCGTAATCATAGTTTGGAGTTTCAAATCTTGCTAAAATATTACTTCCATCAAAATTATTACCAATGTCATGTTGATATACAAAACCATTAGTGTCGCCATGATAATATTGTTCTACATTATTACTATCAAATCCAGAACCAATAGAGGTTACTTCTAATCCTCTTGTTTCGGACCATTGAAAACCATCTGGTCGTAATGTACCTATTATACCTTTTTGTTGACTGTTTTCTAAACTGGTGTTTGTATAGAATAATCTATACTGAGATTTATCTCGAAGAACTACACTGTTTATTATAAAGCTATTTATGCTTTCTGTCAAGTCTGTAACTAAAGGTTGTATAGCTTTACTAACTGTACCTAGTTCTACGTCACCAATTCTTGCTGTACCTGCAACTGTTCTAAAACCATCTGGTGCTAAAAATATTAAGTCACCACCAATCTCTTGAATGCTATATCCGCTTAAACATCCTACGTTTTTTGTAACTGGTACGATTGCTATAGGATTAGCTGTCGTTGAATTAATATTAATTAATTTAAATATACTATTAGTACAAAATATAAATAACTCATTACGGAAACCTTTGATGCCTTCTATCTGATCTTCTAATACAATGTTACCAGAACCAGTGCTTGTAAAATCTGTAGGGTCTAATGTACCACTATAAAAAATTGTATTTAAATTATCTTCAACTCCTGCAGCAATTAAATGTTTATCATGAGTTGTTACATACTTTACATGTTTTGTTCCAGTAACTGTAATTTCTTCTGCAAAATAAGTTCTTGCACTTAATGCACCAGAACCTTCCATTCTAAATGCAAAAGGTTTATTTGCTCCATCTGCTATAATTACTGTTCCATAATCAGACGTTGCAGTTTCAAATAATGTAAATTGACACTGACCTTGGGATGTTCTAGCTGCAACACTACGTCCAGTAAATGTACTATAATTATCTCCACTCGCTGAAACACTACTTCTATTTATTTGTAAGTATGTAATTCCATCTTGAGTAAAATAAATATTTGTACTTGCAGAAACTATAACACCATCTGCATACGGGAATACACCTAAAATATTTGTAGTTGCACCAGTCGGTTGTGTTGCACTTGTTGTACCAAACTTTTGATACCCATTAATTCTTCTGTATCCACCTTCTGTAGATACTTCAAAGTTTCTTAAATCTTTTGCAACTCCCGGAGTTTTTAACAAGTCAATTACATTAGAAGATTTTACTAATCCTCCATTAACTGCGACTGTATAGGGCTGCGATCTAGCCATATTTAAAAGTATCTCCTATCATCTCCTACATATTTAGGAGCAGGATTAATTAAATTAGACTTCATTTGCCTCATGCCTTTTTTATAATCATCCATAGCAAATGCAGCTTGTTGTGGGCTTTCTTTAAATTGCCACACATAATAACGAGCTCTAGCAGTTATTACATTAGAGTACTGGTCTGGTAATACAATAGTATCTCCAAAAGCAGATAAAGGTGTAGGTGCATCATAAGCGTAAAAATGTACATTATATACTTTATCTGGAATTGGACTTAATCCAAATTTACGATGATCTGGACTACGAATAACATATTTAGGTTCACCATGTTGTTGAGTATCAGCATCATCATCATTTTCGGAATCTCTTAAATATCTTGTCCAATCATCTAATGTAATAAATCTTAGACCTCTAGAAACATAAGGTGAAGTTTCACCGCTTACGTTTATAGTTGTTAAATAAAAATCATCCCAATCTATAGATGCATAATCAGTTGTAATACTAGAACTTGATGATTTTAATGTATACCATCTAGTTCCGGCTGTTGTTGCTACAGTTACATTACCATAGAAAGGGTCTGTACCTCCACTTGCTGCAACTGCAAAAAAAGGTAATTGAGGTTCTTCATTAGCAATATCATTTAAAGCTTTATTAATAGAATTTTTAACAAAACTTTGTATTCCTTTTGCACTAGCAAAAGTTGACGAAGTTAGTTCAATCTCGTTAAGTTCACGTAGAACATCATTTGTTAGTGTTAGAAATGTTGTTGCCATTAAATCTCCAAATTAAAAGGTGTAAGGGGGAAGTGAACACCTGATTCCTTCCCCACTTACGAATTGCTTAGTCTACTACGTAGAAAGCAGATACTAGAGCTTCAGGTCTAAGTACTTCCGCACCATAAACGTGAAGACCTCTAACTATATCACCAAATGAATCAGGGTCTCTAAGGACTTCTGTTGATGTTATAGCTTGAGCAGTAGCTGTAGACGATATGTGTCCTGCTAATACTTTACCAGTAGCGTTAGACGTACTAGCAACATTATTAGATTTGTACATATCAAATCCACGTAATTTACCACTTGATACTAAACCATTTCTCAATGATCCTTGACCTGCGTTGAAGTCAACAGATAGAAGTTTAGAGTCAGCAGCCGAAAGCTCTTCATAGAATGAAGGTGGTGCTAAGAACCATCTTCCTTCTTCAGGGATGCTTTGGTCGTCTAACAATCTAGCCATTCTAGCCATAAGGTCTAGAGGATCAACACCAGTTCCGTCAGAACCTAAAAGGTCTACTGAGTTTGTAGCGTGAGTCATTGTAGCATCAGCAGTTGAACTATCAGAACCGATAACGTGATCAGGTGAACTTGAAGATACACCTGAGAACATTTCTGCGATAACACCTGCATCAAAAGCATCTCTCAATGCGTATGCAGCAGATGAACTTGCAACTTCTTTGAAGTTCACGTGAGACATTGAAGTTTCAATATCATCAACGATGAATTTAAAAGCGTTTGCAATATCAACAGTCAATGTTAGTTCTTGGTCTGTTAATGCTGTTTTAGTTACGTCAGCACCTCTTTCATATTGATAGACAGTGATGACAGGTTCTTTAATGATTCTTACAGTATCTCCGAAAGCGGATATTTCTCCTGCATAATCAGTATTAGTGATTGCTTCTGCAACGGAAGCCTTTCTGAAAAAGTTTAAAACCTTTTTAGAATAGACTTTCGGTAAGAAGAAGGAGTTAGTTTGACCACTTACGGAATTACCAAAGTTACCATTAGTATCAGTTGACTGCTCAAAAAATTGATCAGATTGATTAAATGCCATAATTATTCTCCTAGAATATTATTAACTTTGTTATTAAATAACCCTGCCTTCTTCTACAGCTTTATCGATTTCTTTTTCAAGTCTATCATATTCAGCCATAGGTAAAGCAGCGATTTCCTGTTGTGTCCAAATCTTCGGTTGTTTCTCATCTACTGTTGTTGTCTTGGTAGACACCATATCAGCAGCAGAACTTCTTTCCGATTTGTTTTGGCTTGAGTTTATAGGAGTTATTCCATTTTCCATTTTAAAAAGATCGATAGCTTTACTTGCAAGAGATGCATTATTAGGATTATTATAAATCCAATCTTTTATCTCTTCGGGTTGAGCCTCTGCCCATTGATGAAACTCTTCACTATTACGGAGTTCTGTAAAGTCTGGATGTTTTGCCATCAAGTCTTTTTCAGCTTCTCTTTTTAGTATTTCTGTTTCACGCTCTTGTAAAGCATCTAGACGTTGTTGCAATGCAGCAACTTTATCTTCACTTTGCAAGTGAGCTACAGTTTCAACTACTTCATAAACATCAGGATATTCAGCTTTAAATTGTTCTAACTCTTCAGCAGTTTTTGGAGCTTGATACTCCGGTCTATTTGCTGTAGCTTCAGCTATCAATTCTTGTTCTCTTTGTTTAAACTCCGAGAGCCTTGAATCATAATGTTTTTTTAAGTCATCATATCTTTTTTTGTAATTTGGTTGGCTATAAACTTTATCTTCTTCAACAGTTTCAGTTTCTACTGGTGTTGGTTCAGATT